ATCTCTTAATCTTACCTTCTGCCATTTCGTTAAATTTTTTTGCAATAATTTTATGATGATAACCTTCAATGAATTCTGGCCAGATATGTTTAGTAAAACTTAAAAAATCAGTTTTAATTTTGGCTTCCTTCTTTTTTTCTTCGTACTTAATAAAGGTTTGGTAGAACTCTTTCCTTACATCAGCTGGTAATTTTTTTATTTTTTCTAAATCTATATGCATAAATGGGACCCATAATGAATTTAACGGCTAAAACCGTCAAAATCAAGCCATAAAGGGTAGACTATTGGGACCCCTATAAATTCAACCGTAGATTGTAGAGAGTAAGTTCAAATTCCAGGTTCAATGTGGTACCACTATTGAGTGGGGAAACCCCGAAGGGGCGACACAACCTGTGGTTGTTCTAAAAAAAATTGTGGCAGAAATGTGGCAATACAACCTGTGGTTGATGCATGTTTTGCATACAACTAGATGGGGAGCCCCCGAAGGGGGCGACCCATTTTGGACACGAAGTCTATTGACTATCCCATATAATATGTTATGCGCTTTGTTTTAGTTTCTCTATTAAAGATGCATATCTATTATCATTTAGACCTACTTCATTTTCTTTTAACTCTTTAGTGCCTAACGTATCACAGTGATACCATTCTTCTAGTACATCTAATAAATTATCTACTTCACTTTGAGTTAATTTAATCATATTCTTTTAGTCTAACAATACCATGTAAGCTTTAGGATTGTTTTTTGTAAACCAATCCAATAGGTCTCGCATTTTTTGCCATTCCTTACTTGCACCTATACCTAGTTTATTGTCTTCAAGAGTAGCGTAATACTCACATTGTAATATTCTATCGTACCTCCACGCTTCCTCACTTGTTAGTTCAATAGATTCGCCTGAGAATCTATTACGTCTTGTGTATGTTTTTTTTTTGTTAGTGTTTATCATAGTCCTATGTTATCCTATTATTATTTTTTGTCAAGAAGATTTATAACCCATGTATCCTAGAACCAGGATGCCTCCTAACAGAATAATGGAAAGCCCAATTGGGCTTTCCACAAATACTATACTAAATAGTTCAATCATAATGTTGTCCAGGTTATTAAAACAAGTGTAATAATTGCCATCATAAAAGTAAGTTCAATCATATTGTTTTTATCTTCCAACTTCCTGTTGCATGACGCCAGTCGCCTGGTTCTTTTGTCTTTTTATTTATTGCCTCTAAATCCCAGTAGATATATCTATTCACTCCGTTTTTATCTACGAACTCTCTACCTGCTGTTCCCTCAGGATTTGGCTCACTTGCTTTCCTAGTTACAAACTTACTATGCTTTTTTGCATAGTAAGTTATATAAAAATTAAAATGGGATTTCGACATTTGTTCTCTCCTCTTCTAATTTAGTTATCTCTTCTTGAACTTTGTTTTTTATTTCCCACAAAGTTGCTATTTTAGTAGAGAGAACTAATATTTTGATTTGTCTATTCCAGTCCTTTATCTCTTTTTCTGTGTCCATTTTTTTCCTTTCATTAGTGTTTATCATTATGGGTATTATATAAGATTATCCCATTAATGTCAATACCCAACACGTTCATTTTGGGTCGCCTTTAAACTTGACCCCTAACCCATTGAAGGGCAAGACAACAATGGGTTAAGGCTCAAGTCTTATTCCAATAAATATCTTCTAAAGGTTCTTCACAATCCATACATAGATTTTTTGCTTTATCAGACCATTCGTCATTATGTGGAGTGCAACCGCAACCATGACATTTATATTTAAACTGAAGCATTAAGCATTTATAATATTCTCTTTCTTTTTTATTCATTTTTTTCTTTCTCTAGTAACTCTATTCTAATTGTTAACAAGTCAATAATATCTTTCAAAGACTGAACATTGTCATTTAATCCTTTTAATAATTTTATTATTGAAGCGTCAAGTTTCATTCTTGATATTTCTTTTTGTGTGTCCATTTTGTTTCCTTTCTAAGCCCATTATATATTATCCTATGTAATATGTCAATAGACAAACTGTCCAAAATGGGCGACCCAAAATGGACACTTAACCACTTGACAGTTATGGGATTATCCTATATGATGAGATCATGATAAATACCAAAGAAATAAGAAAAATTCTCAAAGTTTTATTAAGAAAAAGTAAAGGTCTTAATAGAATTGAGAGAATAAAAGAAATGGACAAAGGCTTGATTGCTTTAAATCTAGCTGTTGTGCGCCAAAAGCGAGATCAAGGATTCAGTTTTGTTTCTTATGAAACATTGGATTACATTGACGAACTTTTGAAGAGAGCATTACAGGCTAGAGTATAATTATGATGAATGTAATAAGTGGAGCAAAATTAGGACCAGGCGAGATAGAAACCATCTCAAGAATTGTCAAGCTAGATAAATGGCTAGGCAAGAAGATTAAAAATAGATGGATTGGATTTGGTTCTATTACTGAAATGCCTGATGGTACGATTAAATTTAATCGAGCCAAAGGTATGTTTCAGTTTAAATAAAACTTGAGCCCTGATCCGGTTGAAATAATTGTACTAGTCTCGCGACGGCGGGGCCGGATCTGGGGTCAAGTAAACGACATGAGTGAAGATATTCACTCGGTAAGTAGCAGAAGATCCAACCTGCTGTGCATAGAGTCAGTAGCGGAGCCAAAGTTTACTGGGCCAAGTTGATCCATGTACATACTTCGGTTGATCGTGGTACATACTTGGCCAAAGCCACAAGCTTGCCACAATCAAATGATAAAGGAGAACTATGAAAATTAATTTAGAAATTACAAACGCCAATCAAGG